TTGCCTTCTGCCGGTCGTGCATTGGTCGGTTTGAAATGGATGGAGCCAAGCGCCGAACTCGAAGCGGCTTATCCGGGGTACAAATCCGGTGCATCACCATCAATGCTTGCTTGGCAAAAAGACCGGGACGAAGCCCGGCAAAAATGCGCTGACGATTGGGGGTCGTCATCAACGCAGAGGGAGATATGGAGCGGACAGGGGTAATCGAAACCCACTCTGCGCGCCTTGGAAGGGCGGCGACTCACCTTGAGCTTGTCCGCTTGGACCCAAGCCTTAGCAGTCCTGATGGCTCGGGTATTTCCTTCTATGTCGGCTTGTGGCCTTCAAGTGCTGCGGAAAAGTTTGTTTTGTGACTGCTTACGTCCAGTCAATCGTGCAGGTTGGTATCGCACACCAGCAAGAAAGCGCCCTTTCGTCTGCGTTCTGAGTCACACGGGAAGGGTAACTGCCCCACTCGCAGGGAATCCTAAGTAAAGTGTGCCGGGACAGGGATGGAACCAATCGCAGCACAACAACGCAGTCATAAGCCCGCTATCTCAAGACCCCTTGCGAGTGCGACTGCTTACGGCAGTCAATCGATTGGTGGGAAGGGATGGAGTCGCACCATCGGGGATCGTTGGATCGACAGATTTACAGTCTGCCCTCGCCCTCTACGAGACTACCCGCCCATTTGCACAGTGCTGGCCCCTCGGGTTGGATTTGAACCAACGTCCTCCATCACGAATACCGGCCATCCATGATGGCGCTCTAGCCACTGAGCTACCTTGGGATTTGCTGTCTCTCCAGCAGTCACGCCTACTTCCCTGCACGGCTTACCTGCGAACGGGCGTTCTCGACATGATATGTGTGCAGCCATCCGGGGGTATCCATGAGCTTTTTCCCGGCATACCTTTGCCACCGTTGCCGGTGCGCCATGGCGGTAAATTCTGTGCCGTCTATTCCGGCTGTCAGCAGTTGGCTTGATTTCCCGCTGCATCGGGTTGGGGCCAGCGATCCGGAGTCCAAACCGCTGGAGGAGGTCATGCGCCTGATCAAGCCACAGGGAGGGGCGGAGTTCGTAACGCCCTTCTATGAAAACTGGAAAGCCGCCTGTTGCCAGATTGCTTTCCGGTGCGGCCTGTTGCCAAGCCGCTATCCGGTACTGCTCTTTTCATGGGTATTTCAGGTCTTGCTTGTCGATCAACAGCCTCGGCTATTGTTCTGTATCTCAGGCATTTATAGGGCGCCCATCTGAGATTGCGGAGTGATCCGCTCGGCGCTTTCCGGTCGATTGCCTATTTGTTCTGCGTTCGTGCCGGAGGTCTGATTTGTGAAAGAGCAGGCAGCGGTGTTTTGCTGCGATGGGTGAATTACACCACGTGGTGAATATCAAGTCAACACCGTTTGGTGTTGTTTTTAAATTTCCCATGAAACAACCTTCATAGTCAGATCTGTTGACGTAAAAAAGCCGCCAGGAGGCGGCTTGATGGCATCATTAGCTGGTGTATTCGGTTAGTCTTTCCTCCTTCGAATCTGCATCTTTGATGCGCTGTCTATGTGTGCACGCATTTCAGCTATGCGCATATTCTCACGCGATCTGGCAGCCTCTGCTTCCCGCATCGCTTCCGTGCGCTGGCGGCCTTCTTCTTGCGTTGCTTGTGATGTTGCGCCAACTTGCAGCAATGCTGCGTCAGCAACAATCGGTACTGAATCTGTTTGGTCTGCCGCTTCAATAGAGGATGGGGGTGTAGCCCTATTTTTTCGGTCGCTTCCGAAAAATTTGACTACAAAAACAATCAGGCCGATCACCACTATCCAGTTAAATACCCCATGCTCAGAGCGTGGGTTGGCCGCCATGAATTTTTGAACTCTTCGCATACATTCATCATCTCGGCCGCACTGACTGGCGGCATCATCGTTATATGGGTTGTTCGGGCTCTGGTCTGCAAAAGCATAAGCCTTAGCCGATACCAGAATAGATGCGATGATAGCGGTGCTTATAACGAACTTTTTTACATTCACGGTACGTGTCCTCATGCGTTTTTAATCAAATGTCCAAGGCCACTCTTACTCACCTCGGCGCCTTCAGAAACAAATCCGATCTGCATCGCTTCTTTGTTCGTCTCAAAGACCATCAGAACGCAAGTGAGAGGGATGTGAATTCGTGGCGCGACCAATCCGTGTTCAACCTCGGGAACCACGACGAAGAATCCGCCAAGCTGGCTCGCCTCTGTTGCGTACAGAACGGGAAGATTGTTCAGCGAACTGGATGCTGGCAACAGGTAGGATTTGATGATGGCACCTACGTGATTCACCCAGTCTGAAGCTAGAACTACGGCGCTAATTTTGGTCTTATTTTCTGAGTGCATTGATCGCTCTTTGTGCCGCCATTACCTCTTCGTTGAGTGATTTTATTTTTTCTTCAAGCATCTTTATTTCGGCGTTTTTCTTCGCTATTTCATCAATCGCGTAACGTAACTCATGCCTCGTCTTCTCAGCTTCCTCCGGGGTTCCTGTTTTCTGGAACAAGAGGCTCGCTTGGTATGTAAGTGCTGCTTCTACAGCACTATCTGGCATATATCCGCTAGGTGATTGGCCGATACTTCCTAAGAGCGCATCAAGAATTGGTGTTTTTGCCTTTGCCGGCCTAGCAATAGGTGTCGGCGCAGCTAACGCAGGAGCTGGTGCCGGAGCGGGTGATGGGGCGGAATATTCGCTGCTGTTTTCGTATCGCCGAGTGTATCCACTCCTGTGGCAATGGTATCCGCCTGTTGCTCTTTCATGATGACATCCGTATTGGTCAAGCCCTCCGCCGTGAGCCAGGGTTAGTTCACTATTTGACAAGGTGGCTAAAGTGAGGATTGAGGCAGCGGCGAATCGAATCAATTCAGTCGTCTTCCCATTTCCCGATCACCTTGCCAATGACAAAAAATTCGTCATAAATAGGTGGGTGACTGTCATTAAGCGGACGAAGCCATTTCCGGCCAGCATCTTCGGTGTAGCTCTTGAACGTCGTTTTCTGGCTTCCTACCAGCTTGGCGACAATGCGATCCCCGTTGGTTGGCATACGCTGATCTGGATCGACGAAGATAATGCAACCATCGGGATAGCTTTTCCCGAAGCGTGCCGTCATCGAGTCGCCTTCGACGCGCAGGGCAAAGACATTCTCGCCATTGTTCTTGAGGAACGGCAGCCAGCGCTCGGCGTATCCCGGTTCGTAGATGTCAACGACCTCTGACCATGTGCCGGCCTTCACCCATGAAATTAAAGGGATGCGGCCACGAACATCTGGCCCTAGTGATACGTTTTGTTCTTCTGATTTGGGTTGCAGCGAAGTCAACAGGTCTGGATATACCAGCCAGTCGCGCGAAAGATCCGGCCGGATTAGGGGGCCAATTTCTTTTGCTATACCGTCTCCAAACGACTTTCGACCTGCCGCCATGTCATTAATTTGACGATCTGGCTTTTTTGAAAGTTTAGCAACGACCGATAGTCCTTGTGAGGAAATTTCACGGGCCAATAGTGTTCGCCTGGCAGCGACGATTTCATCTTTTGTCATGGTCGTATTACACCAAATGGTATAAGTGGCGAATATTCACCGAGCAGTGTTTGTGTTAAGCACCGTTTGGTGTATCCTGTCTAGCCATGGATAAATTCAAAACTTTTCTCATGAAGATGAGCGTCGTGCAGCGCGACGATTTTTCTTCTCGTTGTGGAACAACGTCGGCCCATCTTCGCAACATCGCTAGCGGTTTCAGATCTTGTGGCGAAAGCCTTGCGATCTGTATCGACCGCGAATCCTGCGGAACCATCCGCTGCGAAGACATGCGACCAGATGTTGATTGGGCATATCTGCGCGGAACGAAAAATGATGCCTGAAATGGATGACAAGAAAACAGAAGCCGTGTCGGTGAAGTTGCCCGACTCGCTCAAACGGTACTGCGACGGCATGGCAACGCTAAAAGGGGTGACGCCTAGCGGGTTCATTCGTGGCCTCATTTCCGAAGACATGGCGCGCACTGCGCATGACCTTAATCTACGTGCCGAAGCACTGGGGGCCAAGGTAATCCACGAAAACCTTGATTTCCATGTCGGTGGCGTAGGCCAATCGGACTAACGGAAAAGACAAAGCCCGCTTCACAGGACGGCAATCCTCGGCGGGCTTCAATCAAACAAGTGAGATTCTAATGCAAAACATCATTTCATCAAACAGCGGCAGCCTGACCATGAGCAGTCGCGAGATTGCGGAGCTTACGGGCAAGGAACATCGCAACGTAATGGCTGACATCCGCAAGATGTTGACCGAATTGCATGGCGAAAATGGTGTGCTGAATTTTCAGCAGTCCTACATCAATGGGCAGAACAAAGAACAGCCGTGCTTCAACTTGCCGAAGCGTGAATCGCTGATCCTTGTTTCAGGATACAGCGTCCAGATGCGAGCCACGATCATTGATCGCTGGCAAGAGCTTGAGGCCATGGCAGCAAAGCCGATTGACCCCATGCAGGTATTGAACGATCCGGCTTCAATGCGCAGCCTGCTCCTTGGTTACACCGAAAGGGTTATTGAGCTTGAGGCGAAGGTTGAAAAGATTCAACCAATGGCCGATGCGTTGATTCGCATTGCCCACACCGAAGGCGGTCGCTGCCTGACTGACGCCTCAAAGGTTCTGCAGATCAAGCCGCGCGAATTCATTTCGAAGCTGGCTCAAATGGGCTGGATCTACAAGCGCGCTGGCGTAACCAACTGGATTGGATACCAAGACAAGGTCAACGCAGGATACCTTGAACACAAGATTACGACCGTAGAGCGCGCAGACGGATCGGAGAAGAGCTACGCGCAGTGCTTGGTTACACCGAAGGGCGTGGCCAAGCTGTCTCTGTTGTTCGCTCACAAGACGGCCTGCGACGCCTCTACTGCGGAAGTCTGACGATGAAGCGTCCATCTTTTCAGTTTTACCCTGCTGATTGGCGCAAAGATCCCGCGCTATCTACCTGCTCTCTGGCTGCGCGCGGCCTATGGATTGAGTTGATGTGCGTTGCCCATGAGTCTGACGACTATGGCGTGCTGTGCATCAACGGCAAGCCAATGACGGATGCGCAGATAGCACGCACTGTCGGCGAAACACCTGCTGTTGTGACCAAGCTGATAAAGGAGCTTGATGAGGCGGGTGTGTTTTCTCGTCGTGCAGACGGCGCCATTTATTCGCGCCGCATGGTTGCCGATGAACACATCAGGAATGTTCGATCTGCTGCCGGAAGGTTGGGTGGCAATCCAAATTTGCTTGTCGAACAAACAGACAAAGATTTGTCGAACGGTTCGAATTTGCTTAAGCAAACGAACAAGCATCGAACAACCCCTTCATCTTCATCTTCATCTTCATTAGAAAACCTATCGGATGCTAACGCATCCTCGCCGAAAAAACGTTCGACAACGACTGCGGATCGATTCGCTGATTTCTGGACTGCTTGGCCAAGGTCTGATCGCAAGGACGCCAAGGGCAAGTGCGAACGGAAGTGGCGCGACCTGAAACTGGACCTGATTGCCGACCAGATCCTCGCTCATGTCGTGGTTTCGCGGGGTTCCCGCAAGTGGCTGGACGGTTTCGAACCGTCGCCGCTGCGCTACCTGTCCGAACGCAGATGGGAGGATGGCGAGGTCGTTCTGGCGGAATATTCGCCGGAAGAGATCGCCGTTTTCGAACAGTACAACGACGTTCTGTCGGTCGCCGGATGGCCTGACGCATCGTTCGACATCTATTCGACCGAACGTTCGGAGAACATCAAAAAGTTCCTCGTTTTCCGCGACAAGGAGGGGTGGGTTCGATCCTACTTCGAATGGATGCGGGACAGGCTCGAACCACGGCAAGGTTACGGGTTCGACTGGATCATCAGCAGGGATACGTTCATTCGCGCAGTCGAGGGTAATTTCTCTTCGATGAAGGAAGGTGTGGCATGAGCGCAATCGACATGCTCGATTTCATTCCGCACTCGGTAGATGCCGAGCAGAGCGTGATTGGTGCCGTGCTGATTCGCCCTTCGGCAATCGATGAGATTTCCACGCTAAAGCCTGAGCACTTCTACGTTTCGGCGCATCGCGAGATCTACCGCGTGATGGTCGATATGTCGGCGCACGGCAAGCAGATCGATGTGGTCACGCTGGCCGAAACCATCTCCGAGCGGGGGCTTGATGATGCCACTGGCGGCTTGGCGTACATCGGCGAGATTGCGCACAACACGCCCAGCGCATCGAACGTAAAGCGATACGCCGAGATTGTTCAGTCGAAGTCCGTCGAGCGCCAGTTGCTTGCTGCCGTTGATGAGATCCGCGCTGCCGTGATGTCGGTTGGTCAGACCAAGGAGAAGCTGGACAAGGCGCAGGCCATGGTGATGGCCATCTCCGAATCTCGCCAGCAGAAGCAGCCGCGCAAGGTGGCGGATGCTCTGAACGATTACGTCGATACGCTGACGCGCCGCTATGCCGGCGAAAACCGTGGTCTGGCCACCGGACTATCGACGCTGGACGAACGGCTTGGCGGTGGCATGCAGGATGGCAACCTGATCATCGTTGCCGGGCGTCCGGCCATGGGCAAATCTGCCTTCACCAACTGCATTGCCATCAACGCAGCGAAGGACGGACACCAGACGGCCATCATGTCCATGGAAATGTCCGAGACAGACCAGATCGACCGGATGGTAGCCACGCTGGGCCGTGTGTCCCTGCAGGATGTGCTGGAGGCCAACATGGGCGGCGAAACGGGTCAGCGAATTCAGGCTGGCGTTGGCCGGCTGCGAGAGTTGCCGATCTTCATCGACGAAGAGGGCGGACTGTCCATTCTCGAAGTCATGGCCAAGGCGCGTCAGGTCAAGCGCCGGCACGGTCTGAAGCTGTTGATCGTCGATGCACTGGGCTTGATGGATTACGACTCATCGCGGGCCGTGTCGGAGCTTGGCCACATCACCAAGACGTTCAAGGCATTCGCCAAGGAAATGAGCATCCCGATTGTTCTGCTGTGCCAGCTTTCCAGAAAGTGCGAAGAGCGCACAGACAAGCGCCCGGTGCTTTCTGATCTGCGCGACTCGGGAAACATTGAGCAAGACGCCGATGTAGTGGTGATGCTGTACCGCGACGAATACTACAACCCGAACAGCCAAGACAAAGGTATTGCCGAGATCCTGATTCGCAAGAATCGCCAAGGTAAAACGGGCGTTGTGCCGCTGGCCTTCATTGGCGACCAGACGCGCTTTGAAGTGTTGTCGCGCGAATGGACCCAATCAAGCCAAGACGAAAAACCGAAGAAGAGGGGTTTCTGATGAACGCGATTAACCCGCTGGCGCGCCTTGCTGCCGTGAATGCCAAGGCTGACGCCGAAGACCAAGACCGTAAGAACTTTCGTCGATTCATTGCTGACATGCGCGACTACGGCCAATGGTCGGATGAGGATGTGGCCGACTACATGGGAAAGATCAAAGTGCTGATGGGCAAGGATGACGAGGCCGCCTTGGATTTGTTCCCCGAGGGCTTGTACCAGACAGCCGACGAGGCGCGCGCAGGGGCGCGTGTTTTCTGGTCTTCGAGGATCTCGGCATGAGGCACATATCCGAATACCTAGACGAGTGCCTGAAAGAGGTCTTTGAGGAACGCGCCGCCATTCGCGAGTTTTGCGGCAATCAACCGCGCGAAGAGGCAGAGGCGGAGGCATTGAAGGAAGTGGAACGGGTGGCCACCAGCGAGGCGAATCAATGAGCAAGCGAATGACGCTGGAAGAGGCGGCAAACAACGTCTGCCGCTGTATCAATGACTCAGCACGACGCCGCGAACTGGAGTGGATTCGCATCACACAGGGCGACCAGTTCGCCAAGCTGGTTGAGCAGCTTGTGGACAAGCGGGGCGGAAAGAAGTGAGCAAGGCAGGCACGAAGCGCGAACGGATCTACATGCGCGTTGGAAAAGGGAATTTCTATCCGGCTGACGCCTGCGCTCAATCGAAACTCCGGGAGCGCGGATACCGCGTTGGCGATCTGGTG